GCTAATCCCAACAGCCAGATATTTCTACCTGGCACTCCAGCGGTCTATTCCCGGCTGTCAAACCTTTTAGAGGTTGGGCCAATATAGCCCGAAGTTAACGACCAAACACAGTCGTTGCTAACGTGTAGAGAGATACTTTCGCGTAACCGTTGCTGCCCCGGATAAGATCCGGATCAGTTGGGTCACGTTCCCCCGAACGCGTATACACGCTATAGGAGGGATATACCCAATCCATCGGAGTCCGCTTCTTAAGGCGGTTCGGCCGAAGAGAGTAGGTATCGAAGAACCCACCTTCCCAACCTCGCCTACGCAACCCCCGGTTTTGACGGAGGGAATAGGAACCAATAAGGTGCCCATCCCCGTAACCATCAGGACCGAAGAGTCGCATAGACGGGTCTGTGTAACTGAAGATCAGGGCAGCGAGCTCATGCTCACAAGCCCTGACCGCCCAGTTATGGAAGGTGTATAGGGTCCGCTCACTCATTGCCTTCTTGGCATAGAATGGACGTATCGACTTTCCTTCGAACCAGTCAGCACCACAGGACTCCCTAAACGGGCCCGCAGAGAACGACTTATCGTTATTCACGATAAAGCCGAGCTCCGTTAGGACCGAGTTAAGGAGACTGTAAGCTCTGGAGTTGACGATAATGTCATCCCCGAAGACGCTGACTTCGCCTGGAAGATCTAACAGTTCGGTGCAGGCCTTCGCCACCGAGTAGAAGAGTAAACTCTCCAACTCGAAGGTGAAGCCATTACCCATACTGCTAAACTTTTCCAGGTCGCTTACCCTACCGCCCTCTGATATGGTAGCAGTAACGAGCTTCGCGAGAAACTCGTACCATTCCCAAGGCAAAAGGAGGTTTACTAAGGACCTAGACACAGTGTCGGAGGCACTGCTAAGATCTACCGTGGCGTAACCGCCATGGACAGACCCTTCGCAAGCCAGACGCTGGTTTCTGGTCTGGTCAGTAAGGTCCAGGGAGACGGTCTTTCTAAGACGGTCCTTTAAGTAGCGGCCAACGCCCAATTGGAAGAATCCATTGAGTATTGGCTCAACTATTATCGGCCGTTTCGATCGAGCGTCCTTTGGAACAAGAGACATCTTACCGTGGTGGACTTCAATCTGAGGGTGGAACACGACCTCACGATCACCGGCAGGGAGAACCTGCAGGAATCGGGGGTCGAGTCCCGCTCGAGACCAAGCCCATAAGGGGACTTCTGCTAAAAAGTCTCCCACAAACGGTAAAAGCTCTTGACTACACGCCAGACTTGCGGATAGCTTTGCTTTCGCATTAGCTACACGCGATTTGACACCAGTCGTGGCCCCCGGCCCAAAAGAGGCGTTCAATGCGGAGAGGGGAGGAACTTGTCCTAAAATACGAGTGATTTTCAACCTGGCAAGGTGAATAACCCGCCAGGCATCGGTAGTTAACCGACGCTCGTCTAAGGCCTTGTTCGTCTCTCTACATCTTACCTCCATCTCCCAAAACTTCGCCCGACCCACGCTATCCGTGTCAATGCCTATGTCCATCCACTCCTGTTTGTGAAACAGAGCGTGAACGGACCTGGCACATTGGTAGTCGCGGAGACTAAACCCTGAGGTGTAATCAAACTTGTAGTTCACAAGCTTGATGTATTCCTTAGCACTTAAGAGTCGAGCAAGGTCCCTCGTTAGGGGACCACCATGTTTTGAGAGGAGGGAAGAGACATCGTTGAGAAAACCCAACGACCTCTCGGTGCTCCAGGGATCAATCCAGTTACTCATTAAGAGCTCCTTCAGCTAGGCTAGCTAGCTAGTGAATTGTAAGGCGCCTCCTAGTTAGGGAGGACACCATTTGTGAAGACCAACGGCATCGGGAGGGTGGAATTCTTCCACGCATCTCCCGCCGCCGTATTCGCCAGGATACCGGTGGCAGTCGTGCCACTGGCACCCTGGAGAAGGCCGACACAGAGCTTCAGCAGGTTCGCGCGGTCCGCGATTGTCGACCTGGCGTCAGCGAACATCGTAAAGATGCCCGTATTGACGTAGGCGACCTTCGGAGGGGCCACGTAACCGGCGGAAGTACCCGAAGCACCGAGTGTCTCCATTACGGGGACTTCGACCTTCACGGTGTACTTGTAGGCACCACTCTTCACCCGCTCCTGCGTGACCGTAACACGCGGCTGCCCATCCAAGGGCACGCCGGCGATGCTCGCACGCCAGAAAGGGTTGGGAGTGTCGGTCACAGGGATGAACGTGATTTCCACCGGAGAGGTGGCGTCATCCTTAACCAACAAGTTGGCCATTGCAGCCATTTGGCTTTCCTTTGCTAGATAGTACTAGCAGTAGTTAAACAAGGTCGTTAAACACACGTTCAACACCATGGACCCAATAGAACGACTGCCCGGTATTCAGATTTTGATAACTGAACACACGGGAGCGCCCTACAAACTCGACTCCTTCTTCCCCCTTCGTGACGAAGGAATGGAAGTTAGAGAGAGTTTGAATCACGTCAAACTCGGCCGGGGAAAGCCTTGAAGGCTCCTCAACCGGTGTGGTGTGACCGAGGGTCAAAGAGGTGAACGTACGGAACGCTTCAGCCGCGTCCACTTGCATAGCTCGTGAGAGCTCTTCAAAAAGGACACGGAAAGGCGCGCGGGAAGGTCTACCGGATGACCCCGAAGGGTCAATCCAGTAGACTTCGCGAGCCTTATCGCCGACAAGGGAAAACGTCGAGAAGACGTGAAACCCTGAGAAGTGAGAGAAGTGAATCATACAATTTACCTCAGTATGGTTATGAACGTATAGACTTGTTTAAAGAAACTACCTGAACCGCTGGTGTGCAAGCGAGATAGCGTTAAACAACCTCCGAGGACTGAACGCCTGATTAAAGGTATTCATCTTCGGATAAGGGGTTGATGGATAACTCCCACCAAGGGGGTGTCTCCAATAATACCCAGCCTCACGGCTGACAGAAGGATGAACCGTCACCAGGTCATACTTGTGAGTATAACCATGGTATCCACAAGGTGGATAAGAAGACGGATCTCCCGGTATATAACTAACGTTATCAGTGGTTCCAAATTTATTCGTGACCATCCACCGCCCTGTCATGTGCGGTATCTGGTTCAGGTTGGAAAGGTACGTCCCAATTGGGATAAACCAGTCCACCACGAATGAAAAAGGAATCAGCTCCCAAGCGACTCCAATGGGGTCCAAAAGACCCAGCTGACGGGGGATTGACATCTCCTCCGCCTGCTCGTAGATATAGCGAAAACTTCTTGCGAAGTTCTGCGATACCGTACCATTGGTGACGCCGAAGCCGCCATAGTTATGGTTGACGCCCCGCATGGCCAACGCCGTGAAGCGATTGGTCAAAGGACCTTTCGAAACTGCTTCCAAAGCCTTAGAGGCCTGGTAACAGTCCGAGAGGAGGGGCAACCAACCATATTGCATTTCTAACCAGCGTCCAGAAATATCCGAAGCTTTTAACTTCGAGTTCTTCCTGGAAGACGCACCTAGCTGACGCAAAGCCGTGGAAAAATCACCACGCCTTAACGCCAGCATGGAACGTCCGAGCTTACCGAGATTCGTCACACACATGTCGATCGTTCTCTTACCTTCGGCGGCTGCGACCCCAGCATGGAAGCTGTGGCCTTTAACGCGCTCGACGATTTTAGACAACGCTCGATTGACGGTGTTATCAGGGATATCACATACAGGCCAGACCCCCCATACGGTAGTCGGAATATTCGTATAACGAGTATCCGTACCACCACCAGGGCGGGTACACCTGAACTGTATGCACCTCTGATTGACGGTCGTTTTGTCAACGGTGCACTCCCAATTATTCCATTTGGAATCATAGGGAGCTGGGATGGGATACTTCCCATCTTCACCAGTCCAACTCTTCCGAAATACCGGCCCTTTATCGTTACAATTAGTGGACGATAATCCGGCCAAGTTGAACTCCTTGACACCGGTAGTCATTGCGAGGAAAGCGGTTTTACCCGCCTACCTGTTCCATGAGGCGCCTTGCGGCGCCCCACAGTAGGGCAATCAGTGAGAAGAGACCAAGGGGACTCCTGCCAGTCCATGCTGACCTTCACGTCAATGGAACGATGTCCAAAGATGCGAAAAGCCAGATTAAGGACCGACCGGAACCTCCCCAGTTTAAGTTTCTTCATACTGTCCTCCAACGATAGGGACCCCCAGAAATGGGGGAGCCAGCTGTGCTAATAGCCAGCATTAAGGACCCGGGAACATTCCCG